CTCAAAAAGTCGTTGCGAGCCTCGAACGAATATTCTCCAAAGTAGTTCTCGCATACTTTGGGTCGGATGCTTTTCTGCCCTACAGATTTCAAGGCAACAAGGGGTAAAGCCAAACCAGGGTTTCGGCAAAACCAGAAGAGGAGAGGAATGTACAGAGTGGTCTCAGGGAGAGCCTTTCTGGGGGCACAAACCTGGCCGGGTCCACCGACAGCGGCGCAGGGGCCGTTGATATCAGCGAAAGCGGGATCTGTGATGTATGTGAGCTGAGTGGTGTGACCGATCATCTTGTAGTAACCAGCCTGCTGCTCAGAAGAGAGTGTGAGCTGATTCCAGATGTGCATCCAGTCACCATATTGGCGGTCAATTCTCTGACCACCGATCTCAACCTCAACCTGAGCAATGAGTTGCTCACCGGGGTAGTCCAACCAACGGGCATAAACAGGGCCAGTGCCAGCAGCACCAAGTGACTGGTTGATCTCGGGGAGAGTAACCTGAACATAGGTGCGGTAAGCAAGATCTCCGTTTCTGGAGATGGTGCAGGACACACGGCGACCAAAGTCAGCCTGACCGTTGAAGGTCTGCTCGATGGACTCCATCGCGAAGTTGGTGTGGCGTCTGTAAGACACCTTCCAGAAAGTAATCTCGGGGTTTCCTGTAAGGAAAACGTCTTGGGCGCCGTAGGCGACTAATTGCATGAGTGCTCCTCCCATTTTTTTTATATAATTTAAAAACATATTTCTTCCTAAATCTGAGCGTATACACCGCAAAAATTGTGTATTTGCTACATTTTCTAAATTATATAAAACATTTAATAAAATACCCTCTATAGTTTAGTAGTATAAAATCAATAAAAATATGAAACTTATGGAGAGAGAATAAATCTCAATTTGCCCCCCGATGTTCGGTTTAGGGAATAAAAACCGGTTTGTATATTAAGGAATGCCGACGATTTGTAAAACCGGCACTTGTCGAAATAAAGCGGTATATGGGTTTGAGCGATTATCTCCTTTGTTTTGTTCTACCCACCGAGAACCCAATTCAAAAAATACGAGATTAATACAAACAGTCGCACCAGTTGCAAGTGTCCCAAATATATGCAAACAGTGTTCCAATAAAAATATAAATTCCAGATACAAAGGATATTGCGCCAATTGTTATGTCAAAATGTTTCCACTAGACCCGCTCTCTCTTCAGACCAAGTATAAATGCAAAGACCACATAATTAGAAAATATATAGATTCAATATTTGATGGATTCGTGCATGAAGATGGGTGTAGTAAAATAAATATTAACAATATGACACTAAATGTCGTTTATGATATGGAAAAGGATTGTATAGGTGAAAAAACCATATTTATCAAGTTTAATCCAGATAAATATGCGAAAGCCGATGGTTCTTACTTGAATCCATTGTTATATACACGTTTGCCAACTTTGGAACGGGAGATTGCGAGACAGTTTGAGAGAATTGTAAATAAAGAAAACAGAGAACAAATAGAAATTGTTGAATTATACATTCATTGCATTGAAGAATTTTCAGATATGAATTTCTCTAAATAATCTTCCATAAAAACTTCGCGTTTTCCATCATGAGATTTTTGAAATATGTATTTGTCATCGCGTTTTTTCACATTCCACCCTTTCTCTACTGAATTGTAAATAAAAAGCATTTTATGAAACGTTTTCGAATCAATATTATCAGCATTGGCTCTAATTGTTTTTGAATCAATAATATCAGAATTGGCTCGAATCATTTTATTTATGGTTTTATTTATGGTTTTATTTAATATTTTTATTCCAAACTAAAGGGAACTTGTCGATTCAGCCCCTTTGGGGCTTAAAACGTCTAGGGCTAAAGCCCTAGACGTTCAATGATTATGCTGGGCTTTGGCCCAGCATAATTTACGCCCTTTAAATCCCATACTAAACTATATAATTTCCTACATAGAGGAGGAGTACACGAGGCTGTTTATTAATGTGTCTTATGAGAACTGTAGTTCTCTAAAAGAATATAAAATCTACGTTTTATATTATTTAGGAACTATGACAGACCCACTTTTAAAAGAAGACACTTCCCGTTACGTGATGTTTCCAATTCAAGACGAAGACATCTGGAAAATGTATAAGAAACAGGTGGATTGTTTTTGGCGAGCAGAAGAAATCGATTTATCCAAGGATTTGGGCGATTGGGCTAAGTTGTCTGATGATGAAAAGTATTTTATTTCCATGGTATTAGCGTTTTTTGCAGCAAGTGATGGAATAGTGATGGAGAATTTGGCAACCCGGTTTATGGCTGACGTGCAAATGTCAGAAGCCCGTGCTTTCTATGGATTTCAGATTGCGATGGAGTCAATACATTCGGAGATGTATAGTATATTAATTGAAACCTATATCAAAGACAAAGCCCAGAAACAAAAATTGTTTCGCGCGATAGAGACGTGTCCATCCATTGCTAAAAAAGCCGACTGGGCCAGAAAATGGATTGGCTACGGTTCTGACAATTCCTCGGAAACTTTTGCCACGCGTTTGGTTGCGTTTGCGTGTGTAGAAGGAATTTTCTTCAGCAGTAGTTTCGCCGCTATTTATTGGATTAAGAAGCGCGGATTAATGCCTGGTCTTACGCTATCCAATGAATTTATTAGCAGAGACGAAGCATTACACACAGAATTCGCGATTCTTCTTTATACGAAATTGCACGTAAAACTGTCGAAAGCCAGGATTTCCGAAATAGTAACGGAAGCTGTCGAAATTGAAAAGGAGTTTATCACCGAATCGTTGCCGTGTCGTTTGATCGGAATGAACTCCAAATTGATGTCTCAATATATTGAATTCGTGGGCGACCGTCTCTGTTTGCAATTGGGAAATGATAAAGTATACAATAGTTCAAACCCGCTTGATTTTATGGAGTTGATTAGTTTGGAAAGTAAATCCAATTTCTTTGAACGAACCGTGAGTGAATATGCGATGGCGAACAAGGAGGTCTCTAATGATGTGTTTAATTTGACTTGCGAATTTTAACGCGTATATAAAATTCACATTATAAAATTCATATATAATATGAATTTTATCAGTAACAAATTATTTTGGAACACCATTCGGATTATGGCTATACAAACCAAGTAACATATAATTAGAACAAGAGTTTGCACCGCAAACCGAAGCTGACCTATCTTTAGCGCGTCTATTTGCAATAGTTGAAGCGCCTACACCTCCACCACCGGGTTTGTATTTATTGTCGAATGGCGATTTGTTGTTTGTAATCATATTTCCACCGGCGCCCATTTTCGTGCTTCCTCCGTGAATAGTAAAAAACATATATACAATATAATTATATTTTTACCATTTTGGTCGTTGTCCTTTTTGAATTACCATCGGTTCTGGGAGGTAAGTGGGTTGAGATTCAAATAAATCCAATGTTTTAATGTTGCGGAGGTCGGGAACAATACTATCCTGTTTTTGCACCATATTACAAGTACCGGTTCCGCGCAACATAGTTTCAATATCTAACGAATTGTTAGCAAGATTAACTCGAGACACATTTTGTCCGACAAGACCATTTCCGGGTAAAAATGTGTTTACCGGATTCCCATATCGGTTTTCAGAGTTAAAATAGTAGTCAAGAACTCCAAATGTAATATTTTGTTCTAAATTATAATCTCCTTTTTCTGATTTTTTTCGCGTATCTGTCATAATAATATAATTGTTCAGGAGAAGAGTTTATTATACAAATTCGTGTAAGATGGGGCTTTTTCATCAAAACAATTACCATGTGTATGAAATGCGCTCAACATACGGTGGAACAGTGGTAAATTATCGTATGATAATAAAATACTTAGTCCAATTTCTTGATTTTCAGACAGCATAAATGATGCGGCTTTAATATATACGATTTGAAATAGAGGGTGGTTTTTTGTTTCGGCCCAAATCCAATCCAAAACAGAAACAAATTTATCATTATCTATATCCATGTCGTCTTCGTATTCCATAAAAAAAAGGTTGCAGATGGTCTTTCGGTATTCGACGTCGTCATCGTATGAAACGTCGGTGATGCAAAAATTGTATACAGACATGTTCTAAACATAAATAACAATAATTATTTATATTTATTTACTAACATCTATTTATTAGTCATAGACGGCCAATTAATATCCACTGTCAGCCGGTAAATGACCTTTTGATTTGGCCTCTTCACGAGTGGCCGACCCTCCTCGAGTCCACCCATCAAGTGCGGATTCTTGCACCAAAAATTTGGGATTGGTGATAGTGTCCTTTATGCTGTCAATCAAAGGATACATTTGATTATTCATGAAAGATTGTTCGGTGACAGTGGATACGCTTTTCTTGTTGGCGACTATGTCGCCTTGTTTAAGCTGAGATTCCAACACGGTATCGCACGATCCTCTTCCTAAATAAGGAATGGTTAAAAAGGGTCTTTGTTGAAGAGAAAGTTTTTCTAAAGCGCGTGCATTCTCTTTCTTGATATTCAATTGAGAATCGACATCGACGGTGAAAGCATTAATTCCGGCACTGGCTCCACCATTGGAACCGGTGAACATCATAGCAGGTTGTTTGGTGGCGAAGGTTACGTGGTCGTTATTGAGAGAATCGCTAAAATAAGTAGACAACATATAGTTATTGAATTTGGTGTTCATAACAGTTTGTTGTGATTTATCGGTATTATCATTTCTAAGTCTGGATGTTCCATTGAAAGTGTATGGATATAATGATGCCATTTGATTATACTATATATTATATATTTTCTTAGTAGTTATTATATCTGGAGTTGTTTTTCGCACAAGCAAATGCATTTCCCTCTTTGCAAGATACCATACTACCATAACAGAACTCGGAGAAAGATTGTTGATCGTTGGGAATAGTGGTGCTTGCAGTAGAATTGAAAGGACGGAGCGATTGTTCGAAAACATATTGATCTCCTAAATCCTGAAATAATTTTTCACTAAGGTCCGGTTGGTCTGGATTGGATTTGCGAACAAACTCTTTTGCCTGTTCGATGATCTCTTCGTTGACGTTTTGATTGTATGCAGGCGGAGCGGGTTTTCTCTGTGGGTCGTAAATATAATCAGTTACTAAAACATTTCCAAAAGGGTTAGAAGAGTCGGGTTTTCTAAAAACCTTTTCCAAATCTTCTGGTTTATATTCACTCGCTGGGCTATCAAACCCCTCTTTTTTCGTTTTCACTGCATCGGTCTCTATTTTTTTGGATTTATGAAGCATGAAAATAAAAAAGAGAGAGACTGCTCCTACCACTAAAATGCGAGCACTTTTGGTATATAAAAATGTCATCAAAGATAATAAAACAACTGTGCGAGATATTGCGTTTAATTTTTGTTCGAATGCCATGTTCTCTGTTGGAAAAAATTCAAACAAGAATTTGTTGTTTAATAAAATATTTGGATTATCGCTCCAAAATGGTATAATATTTTGAATTGTTTCTTTATTTGGTTCAGTATCCTCAACATTTTTGTTTATTTCTAGGTCACTTGATTCCATTCAGTATAATATATATACACAAAGGTTATCTTGCACAGGTCTTTGCCTAAATGCAATAAACCTAAATGCAATAAACCTAAATGCAATAAACCTAAATGCAATAAACCTAAATGCAAAAAAACAGAATACTAAATCTAAATATAAGTTGAAGCAAATAAATGTGTATAATGCGACAATAGATGGAATTCGCGCTGTGAGTCGTCATCATAGTTGGTTAACCCGTCTTCTATCGCCAACATTGGATAAACAATGCTTCGCTTGCCTTCTTTCGTAATCGACCAATCTGCACTAAATGGTGGAGTTACAGTAGCAGAGTTTTTCAAAAAATGGTCTGCATACCCCTCTGCATATTTCTCTATTATTTTTACAGCTTGGTTTCGCGATAGTAAATACATCTGCGTTCCCCAAATGTCGCCGTAATCATAGTATTTGTAAGTGGTTGTCTCTGTTGTATCAAGGTCTACATAAATAGATTGTCCGTATTTACCAAAAGAACCGTTCGAATCGCCTACAATCTTATGAGTAATGAGGTAACCAAGAAGCATTGTGTCGATATTCATGGATTCAAAGTCGGACAATATGTGTTCCAATCTGGGTTTAAAGTTGGCATCAATCATAATATCATCTTCGCAAAATATGCCGTATTGTCTCGAGTCATTGTTAACAAAATCTTGAATCATATCGAGATGACCGTACATGCATGACCAGCATTTTTCGGTATGGGGAATAAGACCACGGCCTGCAATTCTGGGGTCGGAAATGGGAACCCCCGCATAAATAACAGCTGAAACATCCACTTTATCGAATCGTTCTCTCATGGATTTTTTTCTAACATCATTTTCAAAGTTTAAACAATAAATAGCACATGCAGTAGTCATTGTATATTTGTTAAAAATCTCTTAATATTGTTTTTTGACAAATGGTTTATCGGTGGTATTTTCCAACTCGGGCAAAAGAATCCACAATGAAAATCACAAACACACCCAGAAAAGAATAGAGAATCAACTCTTCAGTGATATTGCTGGTTTTTTCCATTTGAATGTCCTCCAAAATGTGGGTGATATAATTCAATTTCTGGGTGATTTCGTTGGTTCCTTCACTTGGTTTAGAAGAAGAACTATAGTAAGGTTTTCCTAAAATAGCACTGGCTTCGTAACTTTTGTTATAATTGCTTAGATTATCAGTACCGATATCACTAGACCCAAACTCGGTAGACCCGGCGGCAATTTTTAAAAGGGGAGATTCGAATCCTTCATTAATCGGTTTTGCTAAAGTTTGAACGGGTTTGAAATCGGCCAACCCTTCGCCAACTTGAGAGGAGGTTATCTTATTCAACATATCGTTAACGGTATTTCCACGCTCTTCATTTAAAGTGACAGTTGATTGCAAAGTTTCAGATATTTCGGTGTCGAATGCGGGGTGGTAAGACGATAACCCACTGTTGTCATTGTCTTCGTCTCTGAGTGGTGCCTTTTGTGTCCTTCTTTTTCCGATTGCTGGAGTCCTTTTTCTTGTATCCGAATTCGTCCAAGGAGAAGCAGTATTTAACAATGACATCTTCTGTGTAGTTATATATATAATCGGAATATTTATGAAAACTATTATCGCATTATTGAGAGAAGCAACCGTTTACTTTAAAGACAATTCAATTATTATGCAGTTTATTCCAATTTTTTTAATTCTGTTTTATTCGGTTTATCGCTACACGTTTATTAAAATCAGTCACAGTCTTTTAGGAAAACTATTTGCCATTATGTTGATTCTCTATTATACCAGAATTGATTTTGTGTATGGAACGGTATTTTGTA